GAGTCGCCTCGGTCCTGAAGTGCTTTGATCTGTTGCCCGTTGCCGGTGTTGATGAGGTAGATCCCGTCACCGTCGAACGTTGTCACGCCCGTGTCCACAATCAAGGCTTCGCCTGGTTGGATGACGGGAATCATCGAATCACCGCGCCCGGTGACGATCACCAGTCGGCCAGGGGCCGGCACGAAGCCAACTACGGAGCGGATGAAACCGGGCTCGAAGTCCATCGCTCGAATGACTTCGGGGTAATCCTCATTGACACGTCCATCGCCCATTCCTGCCTCTCCGTCCAGTTGCTGGACGCGAACATAGGTGTCGGCAGTCTCAGGCGTTAAGACGCGCGCTGCGGTGGCAGTTGAAGTAGCGTCAACCTTCGGCCCCTTGCCGGTCTCCAGCCAGCGCAGTGAAACACCCAGCGCGTCGGAAATGACCCGGAGCTTGGTACTCGTTTGCATTCCGCCGCGCTCTAGTTCTGCAAGCGTGCTGTAGCCAACGCCAGTCAGCTCAGCCAATGCAGACCGGCTGATGCCTTGCAAGGTGCGCTCGTTCTTCAGTCTGGTGCCGATGGTTTCCATGAGGGAATGGTCACAGAAGTCTGTAACAGAATGCTGTTGACTGTATCTACAGGATTCTGTAGTTTCTCTATCCATGGACTGGAAATCCCACATTGAAGGGTTGTTGAGCGCCGGGGCCACTATTGACCAGTTGGCCGTCGGAATGGGCGTCACGCCCAATGCGGTACGCGAGATCTTGGCTGGACGGACTAGGTCGCCACGCGCTGAGGCGGCTTTCAGGCTTGCGGCTATGAAGCCTGAGCACTACGGCAGCGCTCGTGCCCAGATTGGGCAGTTGGTCGACAGTCGCATGAGCAAGCGCGCGCTGCGCAGCCGGCTCGGCCTGACCAGTGATGCACACCTCGCGAAGGTCCTGAAGCTGCCTGTTGAGCAGGTCGCGTCCTGGCCGGAAGAGCAGGGCGTCCCGGCGCTGCCGCAGGTTCTGCAGCTGTTGGGCGTCCCATCTGAGCAACCGGCTGCAGAGGCGGCGCCGAACGACCCTGACGCCGAGCGTGTGATTCAAGTGCAGGTGGCCTGATGAGCTACACGCGTTTGAGCCGCTTGCCAGTGGCCACAACTCTGAATGTGCCGCCGGAGAAGTTGACTGGGGCGCCGTTCGAGAGTCGGTATCGAGAAATGCCTTCCACCCAGGAAGGGCCGTCCAAATCCGACGTATCGATTCTGGTCGAGAACTTAAAGACCGAAACCGAGCGGCCTTCTTCGTCACGCGTTTCGATGTGTTCCACATCCATGGAGAGCCCCAGTGCCTGAGCTGACCCCCGATCAAGTGCGGGAGCATCACCTGTCCCGTATTAAGGATTACGCCCTTCAACACGGGATCAGTGGCGAGGATATCGCATTGATCTTCAACGCGGGTCTCGCAGCTGCAAGGAGTCTCAGACCGGACCTGGTTCGTGCAGTTCACATTCCAGAGAGGTTGGGCTGATATGCGCGCGCTGTCCGATAAATGGAATCCCCGGCTTTGGCTGCGGGACTGGATCAACCAGCCTTCGCGGCAGGAACTGGCTTCTCGAGCGGAGGGCGAGCGCGCAGCCCGGGCGTTCTTCGAACATCTTTCGATGTACTCGCTGCAGGGGAAAGGGGTCAATCCGGACCGAGCACGTTCCGGGCATAGCTCAGCCATCCTTCCGCCTGCGGCCCCATCTTTTCGTCCGCGAGTTTGCCGATCGGACCGTCCGCAGCACGCTGCGCGCTCACCGATCGAACCAAAGCGATGTTCTGCTCGATTTGCTCCAGCAATTCCTCCGGTCGCGGATGCGCTTTGACCGACGCCATCAGTACTGCATCCATCACTTGGACCTGAGCAAACAGGCTCAGGAATGTCGGGTCTTCGATCAGATCCATGTCGCCCTCCTTGCGGGCTGCGTTGTTGACACACCCAGCGTAGCGCAAGGAGGGCGACGTCCTCGATCCTTGAGTTGAATTTGTCCATGGCGCTCATCGTGCGCCGGCCGGGCCAAGCCCGAAACCTTTAAACACCCGTCTTCCCAAGGTGACCCATGACCTGCCGTACTTGCTCGATCAACTGGCTCGACTGCCTCTACAACGCGGTGCGAAGGACGCCGGGCGGCGTGCTCGAGGCTGCCAAATGGCTGACCGACCGCCGCGGCAAGTCCATGCACCCTGAGACGCTGCGGGCCAAGCTCAACGGCACCGAGGGCGAGTCTGTAACCATCGAAATTGCCGAGCTGCTGACCGAGTGGATGCAGCAGAAGGCCGGCGGGAGCGACCACGCCCTGGAATGGATGCAGGCATTGGCCGGCCAGTTCGGGATGGCTGTGGATCTGGTGCCGCCAGCGCCGGAAGGCGGCTGGGCCGACGAGATCGCCGCCGTGCAGCTCAAGCTGCTGGAGATCACCACAAGGGTGGGGCGCCTGACCGGGACCGCCGTGGACGCTATGGAAGACCGGCACATCGACAGCGACGAGGCCGCTCTGATGGTCAGCGAGGCCCGCGCACTGCGAACGATGGCGCATCGCCTGGAGCGGAACGTGGCGCGCGCTGCAGCTAAGGGCAACCCTGCGACGAGGGCCATCCGATGAACCACCCGGCACGCAATACCGACATTGGCACCAGCCACGGCGCTGCGGACTTCATCGCCGCCAGCGGCATCCAGAAGGACCAGCAGGCCAAAGCGGCCGCCGCGGTGAAGCTGCACCCGGGCCTAACCAGCATGAAGTTGGCGCAGGTCACGGGCCTGGACCGCTACATGCTGGCCCGCCGTCTCCCTGAGCTCCTGAAGGGTCAGCAGGTCTGGCGCGGCCCGGCCATGCCGTGCCCGGTCAGCGGCCGCAGCGCATGCACCTGGTGGCCGGTGGCCCAGGGCGAGAACCTGGCGCTGGGGCTGTAACGATGAGCGCTCGAGTTACAGGCATGGTCTTCGACCGATACCCCAATGGCGGTGGCGAAATGCTGCTGGCGCTGGCACTGGCCGATCATGCGCACGACGACGGCACGCACATCTTCCCGTCCATCGCCCGGCTTGCAGCGAAGACGCGCCAGTCAGAACGGTCGGTGCAATACCAGCTGCGCCGCATGGAGACGGCTGGCTGGCTGGTCCTGGTGAATGCCGGGGTCGGCGGTCGCCGTAGCGGGTTCGGTGAAGGTGGTCGCACCCGCCAGTACCGGATCAACCCTGAATGGATGAAGGGTGCAGATATTGCACCCTTGTCGAAGGGTGCAAAAGAGGGCGTCGAAGGGTGCAAAACGACGTCGGAAAGGGTGCAAAAAAGGCCCTCAAAGGGTGCAACAGCTATTGCACCCGAACCAAGAGCAACCAAAAGCAACCAAGAGCAACCCTCACACCGCGAGGCGGTGGGCGAGGCGAGCGAGCGTCCGCTGACCGAGTTGGAGCAGTCGGCGGAGCTGGCCGGGTACGGCGTGGTGCCCGAGGGCGTTGACCGTGAAGTGCTGACCCGGTTCGTCCGTCACCGCCGCGCCTGCCGCCGTCCGCTCTCCGTCCAGGGCTGGTTGCAGGTCCGCAACCAGCTGACCGCGCTGATCGCGGCCGGCCATGACGCCAACGAATCCCTGCGGCAGACCATGGCCGCCGGCTTGGCGCTGCCGGTTGTCCCCATTGCCCACCAAGCCACCGGAGCAGCCCATGCGCAGCCTCACCACGGTTCTGCCGACCACGTCACCCAGCTCCGCGAGCAGTACGAGCGGAACCAGCAACATCGACAGCAAGGCGGCGGTAGCCACGCTGGCGGCGCAGGAATTGTCGACGCCGAATTCTCCGTCGTCGGCTGAGCCGGACGAGCGCGCTGTGGCAGCCCTGTGGACCCTGTGGGAGCGGATGGCAGCGATGTTCCCCGGGAAGTGGGCGCGCGCGAACGGCGCCGCGCCCGTGGCGCAGAGCGGCGCGCTGACCACGGCGGGTGAGGTGTGGCTGCAGGGCATCACCGGGTTGAGCCCGAAAAAGCTGGGGGCCGGTCTGTCGGCGTGCATGCGGGATGCCTTGGACTGGCCGCCGAACCCGCCGCGCTTCCGCGCCATGTGCTTCGACGTGCCGGCGCTGGCACAGGTGCAGCAGGAGGTCCGCCCGGGCCGCGCCCAGTGCGGCTTCACCGTGCTGGTGCGCTCGTTCCTGGACCTGCACGCGTACGCCAGCGCCGAGGACGGCTACCAGCAGGCGCGGATGCTGCAGGACGCCTACGAGCGCGCAGTGCGTCATGTGGTCGACGGCAAACCCGTGCCCGAGCCGGCCCTGGCGTTGCCGCCAGTGAAGCCGGGTGTGGTGCCGGTCCGCGATCGAGAGGCGGCGCGCGAGGCCATGGCGCGCGCTGCAGCAGAGCTGGGGTTCGGGAGCGCGGCCTGATGCGCTCGGACAACAACCAGCTGGACATCTTCAAGCACGACCCGCGTCTGCAAGGACCGGCGCTCAGGAAGCTGGCGAAGGCCTACCGCGAATCGGCCGACGAGGCGCTGAAGCAGCGCCAGTTCACCGCGGCGATCCGGCAGCAACGGCATGAGCACTACCTGGCCGAGGCGAAGCGCCTCGAAGCCGACGCCCGCAAATGCAACAGGTCGCCGGGTCGCCGGCGCCGCACCACGCAATCCAAGGGAGCAAATACACCGTGAGCGACTTCGAACAACAGCCGGCCCAGCCTTCGACTCAGCGCGTGCGGCCGCCGCAGGGCTACTGGGTTCTGACGGGCGAATACCGCGATTGCAGGGTGTCGGCCGCCGAAATGCGGCTGAAGCCGGTGTATCGCTGGGTGTCGAACTGCATGTGCGCCCAGTGCTTGCCGCGCATCAAGCGCGCGCTGTCGGGGTTATTCGAAATGGTGCTGTGCCCGACGTGCGGCAACAAGCGCTGTCCGCACGCGAACGACCACCGCAATGCCTGCACGGGGTCCAATGAGCCGGGCCAGCCGGGAAGCCGTTACTGATGGACTTCAAGGCATTCAGCACGCGCAGCAAGTTCGCGGCTGACATCAACTCCGGCTATTCGGCGCGGCTGGACGGAAAGCGCCTCAGCGACAACCCGTCCATCGTCTGGATTGCGGTGGAGACGGAGGATGGCACGAACCGGAAGGCCGGACCGCTCAACGAGAAGGCTCAGGCGTGGCAGCACGGCTGGC